GGGATGGATTGTTGGTCGGCCCTGATCAATGGTCACCCAAACATCCGCAACTTATGCCTAAACCCACTCCGGTAGATCCTGTTGCTTTGAAAGATGCTAGACCTGACCCCTCATCGGATGGAGAGGACAACGGCGCTTTTGTAGTTTATACTAATGTTGGATTAGGAAAAATAGGTACAAAGTTAGACACTTTTAACATTACTACCGCTGTCGGTAGTGTAACCGTGAGTATAAGCTGATGAGTTTTACGCTAACAAGTTTAAAAACGGCTGTAAAAGATTATTTGCAAGTTGATGAAACAACTTTTAACAATAATCTCAACATTTTTATACAAGAGGCTGAAAATCGTATTTTTAAAATGGTGCAGTTGCCGGAGCAAAGAAAAAATGTGAGCGGCAACTTAACCTCATCTAATAGGTTTTTAGCAACACCAACGGATTTTTTTGCACCTTTTTCTTTAGCGGTGATAGATAGCAGTAAATATTTTTATTTAGATTTCAAGCATCCTTCATTTATCAAAGAGTTTTCACCAACGACCTCTGTCACTGGCAGGCCAAAGTATTATTCTTTGTTTGATGAGACAGCGTTTGAAGTATCACCAATACCAAATTCAAATTATTCTATAGAATTGCATTATTTGCATAAGCCTAATTCATTGACGGCGGGTGCAGATTCTGGAACGACGATTCTAAGCACAGACCACCCTGATCCTTTGTTATATGGCACGTTAGTAGAAGCGGCTGTATTTTTAAAAGAGCCAGGTGATGTGATTGCTAACTTTGAAACAAGATTCAAAGAGGGCGTAAGTAGAATGAAAAATCTTTCTGAGGGTAGAAACACGAGGGACGAATACCGCTACGATTTGTTGCGCTCAGGAGTTAGTTGATGGATTGTCAAGATAAGCGCGTGGCTATCGTTGGCCTCGGCGCTTCACAGGTAGATTATTGCATTGCCGTGCAAAACTCAAAGACGTGGGATGAAACTTGGTGTATTAACAGCGCTATTGCCACCTATAAATGTGATCGCGCTTTTATGATGGATCCTGCGTCACGTTACCTAGATACAGAGGATGCAGGTCATCAAACACAAGTCATGAGAAACTTATTACCTAAGTTTCAACAACCTATATATAGCTGTGAGCTTGATGAAAGAGTGCCTAGACTTGTCGAGTATCCGATTGAAGATGTAGTAAGGCAAACAAAAAGCGGCTATTTTAATAACACCGTAGCTTACGCTGTAGCGTTCGCTTTGTGGTCAAAAGTAAAAGAAATAAACCTTTTTGGTATTGATTTTAGTTATGCAGGTAATCTTCACTTTGCGGAAGCAGGCCGTGCGTGCGTTGAGTTTTGGCTTTGCAAATGCATCGAGGCGGGCATACAAGTCGGCGTTAGCCCTCGCTCTGGATTATTAGATCAAAACGTGCCTCTCAATGAGCGGTTGTATGGCTATCATCGACTCGAAGATCAAAAGATAGCTATGCCCTGTCCTGACGGTGAATGGGTTGTTTGCGACAGATCTAATATACAAAGCGTAATAGAAAAACATAACATCGAACAAGTTGAAATAGAAAAACCACCGGAGCCTTACAAAGGATGAGTGAAAAGATAGGTTTTGAGCTTGGTAATGTCATGGTTTCCACGACAACTAACAAGGGTCATGACCCTGAGTTTTGGGCTTCAGAAATAACAAAAAAGATATGCGATGTTAGTGCACAAGCTGAACCTCATGTTAGAATGCAAGCGGAGGCTTTCAGAAATCACATTTATACAGTAATATTACTAGGTATTAAAAACGCAATTGCTAGTGATCGAGTTACTTTAGTGGGTTTATTGAACAAGCAAGGGCATGAGGACATGGCGAAGATAATTAAGGAGTTACCATAATGGCTATAACAAGTGCGATTCCGACAAGTTTTAAGCAGGAGTTACTCGTTGGCACACATAATTTCACAGCGAGCTCAGGCAACAGTTTTAAATTAGCGTTGTATACATCAAGTGCTACTCTTGGCGCATCTACTACAGCGTTTACAACAACAGGACAAGCTTCAGGCACAAATTACACCTCTGGCGGATCAGCACTCACGTCAGTGACCCCTACAACGAGTGGCACCACAGCACTTTGTGATTTTGCAGATTTAACCTTTTCCAATGCTACTGTGACCGCCAGAGGATGTATGATCTACAACGATACCAATAGTGACAAAGCTTGTGCAGTCATTGATTTTGGTGGTGATAAAACATCTACAGCAGGAGATTTTACGGTTGTCTTCCCTGCGGCAACAGCTACTGGTGCAATTATAAGATTGGCGTGACGATATGCCGTTACAGCCACTTGAATTTAAGCCCGGCATTGATCGAGAGAGCACTGATTATTCTGTAGGTCAAGGTTGGGTAAACGCAAACTTGGTACGATTTCGGAAAAATCGTGTTGAAAAAGTTGGTGGTTGGTTAAAATTAGGCACTAGTTTTTTTCTTGGTATAGCCCGCGCTTTACATTCTTGGATATCGTTAGAGGGTGTAAGATATCTAGGAATTGGTAGCACTTTTAAATATTACATTGAAGAGGGCGATGCATATTACGATATAACACCGATTAGAAGCACAACAAGCGCGGGCGACGTAACTTTTTCAGCGTCAAACGGTAGCTCCACGATCACCGTGACAGATGCATCACACGGAGCTGTTAATAACGATTTTGTAACTTTTTCAGGT